CCGATCTCTAATCTCTTGATTGGGACGGTAATGATGTGGTAGGAAAGGCACGTATATTGGAAACTCCAATGGGTCAGATCGTCAAAGGTCTGCTCGATGGTGGTGTTCAATTGGGTGTCTCAACTCGTGGTATGGGAAGTCTTGAACAACGCAATGGCGTCATGTATGTCAAAGATGACTTTATGTTAAATACAGTCGACATCGTGCAAGATCCATCTGCACCAACAGCTTTTGTCAATGGAATAATGGAAGGTGTAGAATGGGTTTGGAACAACGGTATTGTTGAAGCTCAAGTAATTGAAAAAATGGAGACTGAAATAAAGAAAGCTCCACGTGCTGATCTCTATGAGACTCAGGTTCGTGAGTTTAAGAATTTCCTCTCGTTAATGAAACATAAAGTGTAGGAGAACACTATGACTGATCAAGTAGACCAGGATGTAGAGCTCGACGAGGAAATCGAAGAAGCTCTCGATCCGAAAAACGCTGAAGATCAATCTGTTGCTTCTGTCAAGAAAGCCGAAGGTGCGGGCACAAAAGCCAAAGCACGTAAAGGTGACAAGAACGTAAAAGATGAACCTGCGGCACAAGGTGTACCTGTAAAGGCACCTCAAGCAGAGTCTTTGGACATCGGTGACTTCTCAAACGACTTAGATGCTCTTGTAGCAGATGAGGCAACACTTTCAGAAGACTTTAAAGACAAGGCAGCTGTTATTTTTGAAGCAGCAGTCAAGTCCAAATTGTCGGAAGAAATTGATCGTTTAGAAGCATCATATCAATCTGAACTAGCAGAAGAAACTCAACGCATGAGCGAAGAGATGGTAGAAAAGGTTGATTCATATCTTAACTACGTGGTTGAGAATTGGATGGAAGAAAACAAACTGGCAATCCAATCTGGCCTTCGTGCCGAGATTGCAGAAGGCTTCATGGGCAAGTTGAAAGACCTGTTTGTTGAATCTTATGTAGAGGTTCCAGAATCCAAAGTAGACCTGGTAGACGAATTGGCAACAGCAAATGAAGAGCTTGAAGAGCAAGCAAACTCAGCTATTGCTAAATCTATGCAGCTTGCAAAAGAAGTAGAATCATTTAAGCGTGAAGCGATTATTCGCGAAGCGGCTAAGGATCTTGCTGACACACAAGTTGAGAAACTGTTTTCTCTAGCAGAATCAGTAGACTTTAACAGTGAAGAAGCTTTCGCTAAGAAAGTAGCAACATTGAAAGAGTCATACTTTGCTAAGAAATCTACAACCCAACAGGATGTAGCTGAAGAAACTGAAGGCGAAGCTATCGTTGAAACAAGCGATACAATGGCTCAGTATATCAAAGCAATCCGCAAAACACATAACTAAGGAGCTCCATTATGGAAACTTATGATCGTTTGATCGAAAAGTGGGCACCAGTACTGAACGAAGAGTCAGCAGGCACCATTAAAGATCACCACAGAAAAGCGGTAACTGCTGCGGTTCTGGAAAACCAAGAACGTGTACTTCGCGAAGAGCGTTCACAACAAAACTTCTTGGCGGAAGACGCGCCAGCGAACAACACAGCAAACGTTGCTAACTGGGATCCAGTATTGATCTCATTGGTACGTCGTGCAATGCCAAACATGATGGCATATGACGTATGTGGTGTTCAGCCGATGACAGGCCCAACAGGCTTGATCTTCGCTATGAAGTCAACATACAAAACTGCACGTGTGGGTGCATCTGCTGGCGACGAAGCGTTGTTCAACGAAGCACGCGCCGGTTACGCAGGTGACTCAGGTTCAGGTACACAGTCTGCAGATCCAGCCGGTCTGTCTGCTGCTAACTTTGACTCTGACTCAACTGCAGACGATGCTCGTGTAGACCCAGCCAATGGTACAACTGGCTTCGGCATGTCATTGACAAATGCTGAACAGTTGGGTACAACTGGCGAATCAGCTTTTGCTGAAATGGGTTTCACCATTGAAAAGTCAACTGTGACTGCGCGCTCACGTGCGTTGAAAGCAGAGTACTCAATGGAACTCGCACAAGACCTCAAAGCGATCCACGGTTTGGACGCAGAGACAGAATTGGCTAACATTCTGTCAACAGAGATCTTGGCTGAAATCAACCGCGAAGTAATCCGTACAATCAACTCACAAGCTAAGACAGGTGCTGGCCAAGCGTCAACAGCTATCAATGGTATCTTCAACATGTCTACAGATGCAGACGGTCGTTGGTCAGTTGAGAAGTTCAAAGGCTTGATCATGCAGATCGAGCGTGAAGCAAACGTAATTGCAAAAGAAACACGTAGAGGAAAAGGTAACTTCATTATCTGTTCTTCAGATGTTGCTTCAGCTCTTGCAGCTTCAGGCATGTTGGATTACACTCCAGCGTTGTCAACAAACTTGAACGTAGATGACACAGGCAACACATTTGCTGGTGTACTGAACGGTCGCACACGCGTATACATCGACCCATATGCAACTACCGATTATGTAACCGTAGGTTATAAAGGTACTAACCCATATGACGCTGGTGTATTCTATTGCCCATACGTACCATTAACAATGGTTCGTGCAATTGCGGAAGACAGCTTCCAGCCAAAAATCGGGTTCAAAACTCGTTATGGCATGGCGTCTAACCCATTCGTAGGTGCAACACCTGCAGATGGTTTGGCAGCTGTCAAAACCAACCAGTACTACAGAATCTTCCGAGTTGACAACATCTTGGCATAAGTCTGTAGCAAAAGTTTCGGGAACACTGAGTACAACGGATTTCATAATAAGAAAAGCACCGGAAAGGAACTTACCCG